TGAGTTACGGCGACCCTAAAAAAAGTTCTATCAATTTAGTGGATTCATGGCATATCGGTGATGCCTATTGGATTGTCAAGTTAGCCTTTCACCCTGAAATGGCAAATTTATTAAAGCGCACAGGAGGAAAACATGGCGCGGTTAAAACCACAAGTGGGAAAAATTGACACGTTGGATCAGGCCAATCTGGTACTTAAAGAGATCGGTCTGTTAGAAAAGGAGCTTGAGGCTATCGATGCCGAGGCCCACAAGCAAATCGCGGAAATCAAAGCGGATGCGGCAAAGAAAGGTGAAGGTATCCGCAAACGGATCGCCGATGACTCCGCTTTGCTAAGTGCCTATGCGGGATACAACAAAGCCGAGCTTTTCAAAGACAAGAAAAGCGTCCAGCTTTCATTCGGTGTTTTTGGATACCGCAAAAGCACGTCCATCAGCGTCAAGAAAACAACCCTTGAGCTTCTGCGGAAGCTTGGGCTGACCAAATGCATATTGGTCAAGGAAGAGCCGTCAAAAGAAGCGATGGCGGAATTGGACGATGAGACGCTGGCTCAAGTGGATGCCGTGCGGAAAATCAAGGACGATTTTTTCTGCGAGGCTGACAAAGAGGAGATCAACAAAGAACTGCTCAAGGAGCAGGTCGCCTAGAGGCGAAATGGCGGACTGGAGGGGAAAACGGTCTGCCATATTCCGTGCGTGGCGGCGCGGGACTGACGAGCCAGCCAAAGGATAAAGAAGATGATAACCGAAATAGACGAGAATTTTTATTGTACCCACGGAATGCCAATTAATGTATGCCATACACGGTACTTAAATATGAAAAGACGTTTGAGACAAAGCCAAGCTTGTTTTGGATGTGATGACTACCATCGAAAATACCCAACCCCCACACAATTCAAGGAAGAGTACGGCATAGAGTGGAAAGGGGCGGTTTATAAGCATTGCATACAAGAAGGATGCGACACCGAATGCGATGCTAAAGAATGGACGACAAAAGAACATGGGTGTTTGCATAACCCCATTATAGTTTGTGCCTGTACTCCTATTGGAAAGCCGCCATCCGGCTGGAGGCCCAAATGACCGCCCCAGCTAAACTGCCGCTTACAAATAGAAATACCAAGCTGTCCCTGATCCACATTGCAAAGAAAAATTCCGGCATAGCGGACGATGCCTATCGCATTCTGCTGGAAGGGGCCGCCGGTGTCGATAGCGCGGCAAAAATAGAATTTGAATACCAGTTTAAAGCCGTTATGGAAGCCTTTAAAAACCTGGGCTTTAAAAGTACCGCCAATAGCGGCGAAAAGAAAACCCGCCCTCAATGGACAGACGAATGGGGCGGCACAGAAGATCAGCGGGCCAAGATAGAAGTTTTATGGAAATCCTACGCCCGGAATAAAAGCGAAATGGCTCTTCGGGCTTTTATAAAACGGATTACCCATGTTGATCACCCGCGCTTTCTTAATGTGCAGTTAGCACAGAAGGTAATCCTCGCTTTAGAAGCAATGGCGCGTAAGGATGCCAAAAAGAAGGAGGAGAATAATGTTCCAGTTAAGCCTCTTTAAAAGAAAGACTGCGGAACAGGCTCTTGAACTGGCTTCATGGTTGCGAATTGAAATAAGCGATTTGCGCCATGAACTGAAAGAAAAACAGGCCGCGCTCGCAAAATGCGAAAAGGCCTTGAACAAACTGGAAGGGATGCTGACCGATTTGAAGCAAAGGGAATTGTTTGATGAAGAGCAGGCAAAAGGGAGTAAGCAGTGAGCGATCCTCGCATGGAACAGGAATTATTTGAAGATCTCCAGAATAAAAAAGACGAAACGGAAACGCAAAAACCAGAAGTGCCGCAAATTGATAAAGATGATTGGAGTGGCGATTTTGAACAATTGGAAGATCTGATCGGTGAAGAAGCGGCATGGAAAATAGCGGAGGTATTTGCCGGGTCAACCATCTATATACCAAAGAGCATTCTCACAAATAAAAATTATTATGACATCCGCAGAAAATACAAAAAAGGAATGTCTTACCGCGAATTGGCTGTCATGTTTGGATACACGGAAACCCATATCCGCAACATCATTCACAAAAACAAAGCTGAGGATAAAACGTGAAAAAAAAACAGCCGAAAGGTGTCCGTGAGCTTAAGCAAGAGATTGGACGCGAGATTGCACGAAGAACACGGGAGCGGAGGCAAAAAGAGTTTGCAGAGGTTATAACAAAAGATAAAGTCGAAACATACGGCGATATATGTGCAATTTTTGATGGGCTTTCAAAAAAGGCAAAGGATTCGGCTGTATTGGATCGAATATTTACGTTTGCTCGGCTTGGAAACAGTCCCACAGAAATATTGAAAATTATGGAGCCAGAAAAACAAAAGGAGAAACTATGAGCGAGCTGGAAAAAATAAAAGCCAAGCTTAAAAAATTGTTTGCGTTGTCAAGATCATCTAATGCTAATGAAGCGGCCATTGCCCTTGAAATGGCGCAGAAGCTGATGATGGAACACGGCATAAAGCGTAATGAAGTGGGTGAATTTGAAGTTATTAAAGATAGTATAAAAGGGAACGGAAACGAAAGGCCGCCAAAACATGAAGTATTTTTAGCTTCAAATATTGCCACAGCATTCGGGTGTAGGATTGCTTATGGATGGCAGAAAGGAATGAAATCAGAATCCGGTTATAATTTGGGATATAACGGGTATTCATTTGTAGGGCTGGAACATCGTGTGCAAATAGCTTGTTTTATTGCAGAAACTCTTTTTAGGAAAATTAAAAAGGCTCGCAATGAATACATGAAGAAATTAACAAGGGTACGTTCGAGAAATAACAAAATTAAACGAGCTGATGAATTCTGTCTTGGCTGGGTTTATACGGTAATTGAGAAATTAAATAAATTCACAAATACACCTGACGAGCAAAAAGCAATTGATATTTATGTTGCCAAACTCGAATGGGGAGATAAATTAAAAACTATTAGTCGCGGAACAATAAAACAGTCCGATATGAATGACTTTTTGAATGGCCGCCGGGCTGGTGCAGGTGTTGTAATACAAAATGGAATTACTGGTCAAGAGGCTGGAGCTTTACTTTTGGAGGGTTAATTTATATGGCGTTTGAAAATTATAAGGATAAACAATCTTGCTTAGATGACCTTGCTTTGGCAAGAGAAATATGGGGAAACAAAGAAAGGTTTACACCGAGAAAAGCTGAAAGCATTGCATTCGCTTTAGCTGGAATGTATGCATACTGCCCGCAAGATTTACAAGATGCAGTTCTTGGAGCATTGAACGAATGCCACATGAGAGCCGCTTTATGCTTTGGTATAGAAACGATGCTCAATACACCTGTTGCTTAATATGAAGGATAAGTAATGTCCGATTTACTTTTTAACAATCTGCCAAAGCAATTAGCATCTTCATATAAATGTAAAGACTGCAAGCATATTCAGAAATGGCAATGCGGCGGTTCTTTTTTCTTTTACTGCGGCGCAATAAAAAGTAATTTAACATATAACGGTTTAAAAAAGGTAAAATGCAAAACGCTATCCTGTTGTTTGTTTGAAAAAAGGGAGGAAGATTTATGAAGAAAAAAAATATTTATATTTGCGGAAAAGTTACCGGCGATACAAACTATTATGAAAAATTCCTTAAAGAAGAAAACAGGCTTTTTATAAATGGATATGAGCCTTACAATCCAACGGCGGTTATATCGCCAAATGCGGAATGGCAAAAAGCTATGCAGACGGCGATCCGATTGATGCTACTTTGCGACGGCGTGTCACTGCTTCCAGACTGGAAAAAATCAAAAGGGGCAAAAATAGAAGCCCGGCTTGCCCGCGAATTGGGAATGGACGTAAGGGATAGCGGGAAGTGGATCTGAAAAAAAGCCTCCCCGAAGGGAGGCTAAAACCAGAACGGAGTCGCCGAAAAACGGCGGGATGCCGTGGCGGAAACTTGGCCGGATACGGCGCATACGCGCCTGGGCAAAGCGGCGCAAGCATGGTTCCACGGGGCTCCGGTTACTGGAATTATAGCAGGGAGGGAGGCAAAAAACTACTTGACGGCGGCCCCCGCATGGTTTATGGTTTAATTACCACAAATTACATGCGGGCTGACCGCGCTCGACAGTTAGCGGCATTTTTTATGCCCTGACAACAACATCGTAAGTAACCCTGAGTGTCGGGTATCCGCGAGGACCCGGCGGCCTCATGTAAGCCGTGGTAACACTCGGGGTTTTTTATGCCCTGAGACCAAAATTACATGGAGGTATCCTATGGACGAGGGTACGAACAAAACAAGCGGGATTCCGGCAGGAGCCATGAAAAAACTCAACTGGAAATGGGTGGATGCCAGGATTCTCCACAAGGGTTTTGAGGCTGGTGGAGATTTTTCTTGGTGGATAAAAAGACGCATCAAAAGGTATGAACTTGCCGAGGGTAAGGATTATGAAGTTTTTTTCAGACCAAGGATTAATAATCCTGGAGTTAACCCAAAAGAATATCTTCTTTCTCCTGAAACGGTAGAAAAACTTACGGCTGAACATAATAGCCGCATATATATAAAAAGCGGTCAAATAGCAACTTTCATGTTTGGCAAACGAGAATTAAATGTTTTTCAATATGCCGGTGAACTTTGGTTTTTAGGGGCTAATGTCACTTCTCTTTTAAACCTCGGGAGAGATAGCATTGTCAATAAAAGAAAAGAAGGACAGATAATTGTGTTTACCGATTTTGGTAAAAGAAAAATTACGTCCCATTGTTCGGCCTTTAATGAATGGGGCTTAATATGGTTTATTTGTCATTCAAAGGGGAGAATACCAAAAGCAGCAGAAGTCAGCAAATGGCTTGTCAATGAAGCCCTGCCGCAAATCCGCAAGGCTTATGCCACTAATCCTTCAATGCTGGACAGGTTACGCCTGTTCATCAAATCCCTGCACAAACAGCCGGAAACTGTGCCGACAAGGGAGGCGCAAGATGAGTAAACTCGACAACGATAAAATTGACGAAGTAACGCTCAAGCTTTCCGGCATCATCGGAATTTTTGATTTGATTGTTGACCTTTTGGACGGCTATGCAAGCTCCTGTCATCAAAAAAGTACTGTATCCAATTTCGCGTACTTTATCTCAAAAGAACTTAAGGGATTATGCGAAGCCATTTCCAGTATTGACTGCAACAGCTGAGTTGACAGCGCGGTAAAAACAGGCTATTGTATTTTTACCGTAATATGATAGTGGTGTTTCCACGAAAGCGGGGGCGGGGTTGTGCACGGTAACCGCCTCCGCTTTTTTTTGCCCACGAAAATAATTTATTAAAATATTTTTCTCAAATATTTTTCTCAAATATTTTTCTCAAATATTTTTCTCAAATATTTTTCTCAAATATTTTTCTCAAATATTTTTCTCAAATATTTTATTTGAAAATTTTAATCCCCCTAATCTATCCTCGTGGTGAATACGATGCGGCGGGAATGAAGGATTCTGCTTTCTTGCCTTCATTCCCGCATAAATTATCGGGAGGTTACATGAAAAATACAAAAGCATTCCAGATTTTATGGCTCGTCCTCGCGACGCTGTTTGTGGCGGGGATAGTACGGCTGGTTACCGATCCGGTAACTGTTGTCGCGTTGGCGGGGACATACACCGCAGTCCTCGGCCTGTTCCTCGGCGTTGACCTTGCGGCGATGATCCACAAAACGCAGTGCCTGTCGCCCGGCGATTACAAATCAATAAATTTGCACCGCTACGTTATCGCCCTATGCATTTTCGCCGCGCTCATCATCGAGACGTTTATCGTTTCCAGCATATTTAAGCGCGAATTGAATTCAGTTTACCTGTGCTTCGGCGTGGGCTTTTTGATTGTCATAGGCGGCCTGATCAGCGGCGTAGAGGCGAATAAAATGGCCACCGACCAAGGCCCAAAGAATCAATGAAGTGGCTAAAAGCGATTGCCTTGTCTGCCTTGGCGATTCTTTCCGCCGTGGCCGCCTTTTTAATCAAGGCTCTGGGCGACAGGGCTCAAAGGGCGGAGGCGGACGCGAAGGCGCAGAAGGAAGCCCTCGCCCGGGTATCGGAACGGGCCGGGCGCGTACAAAAAGCCGCCAGCGAAACCGCAAAGGCGGAGGAGAAAGCTAACGATGAGAGGAGGAGCCTTGAGGAAACCCCTGACAGCGATCTTGTTAATCGCGCTAATAATTTATTCAACAAATAGCTGTAAGTCAACTCAAACCCAAACCGCGCCATCGGAAATCGAGAAGACGCTTGCGGCGATTGCCCCTCCCATGCCGGTTCCGCCTGAAATGGAGCCGGTGCATTTTGAGGATCGTGACGGCGGCCTGTGGCTTTCATATAACGATTACCGCGCCCTTGAGCGGAACGTGATTGCCATGCGGGAGTACGCTGGGCGGCTGGAAGTTGTATGCAGATTTTACCGGGAGGATCAATGAACCATACAATTATTTTTTCGATCATTGCCGCCACCGTTTCGCTTGGAAGCGTATTTATTGCGATTGGCGTTTTCAAAGGAAAGATCAACCAGAACGCAGAAACCAACAACGCCCAAAACGAACAAATGAAAGCCCTAGCGTCAAAGAGCGAGCTGGCGGCGGCAATAAAGCGGTCTGACGAGATGCTGGAAATCATGTCCAAGAGGGCGGAAGAGGATCGCATAAAGGGGCAGGGGCAATGGCGGGAATTCCACGAGCTTCTGGCAAAGCATTCGGAAAAGATCGGCATACTCGAAAACCAGCAAAGCACATTGATGAAGTCGTTAGACGAAATTAAAGGCGACATAAAAAGCGGCTTCCGGCAATTGCAGGACGAGCTTAAGGAAATAAGGAACCTGCGCTAATGGCTTTGACAGACAAGCGGGAAGAAGCCGAACGCCTCTATGTCCGTCAGGGCATTTCCTGCCCTGCAATAGCCGAGCAGTTAAAAGTAAATGCCGGAACCGTATACCGGTGGAAAGAAGATGCGGCGGCAAAAGGCGAGGCTTTGGATTGGGATGTCCAGCGGCGGATATTCAACATGAGTCCACGAGAACTCATGGCAATTTATGCCGAGAGCGTTAAGGCATGGATGATAAAAATCAAAGCCAACCCCGAATTGCTTTCGGATTCCAAAATTGCGGACGCGATATCAAAGCACATAAGCGTTATGCAAAAGATCGACATCAGGGGTCAATACCTTGGCGTTGCCATCGATCTTATCAAAGTAATTAATGTCTGGCTTGCCGAGCATGAGCCGGAATTAAAAGAACTAATGGAGCCGCATTGGGATCAGATATATGAGGCTCTAAAAGCTTACACGACAACGAAGGGAATTTTTTAAGTGCCAGTTATCAGGACGTTAAAACAGCTTGAAGCCGCATGGAACGATCTCAAAGAAGAAATCCTTTCAAGGCCGCTGTTTTTGGACAACTCCGATAAAGCAAAACAGGAACGAAAAAAATGCTGCAAAAACAATATTGAAGAATTTGCGCGGACATATTTTCCAGAATACGTTACGAAAAAGTCTGCGAAGTTTCATCTGCGTTGGGAAGCCATTCGGCAAATGACAAACGAGCCTATTTTGCTTCAGGCGTTCAGGGGTAGCGGCAAATCTACATTTTTCACGTTGCTCGATCCGATCCACGAGATAGCTTACGGCAACCGGAATTTTATGATTTTCTCATCGTATAACGATGACAAGAGCGCGGTTTTTACAGGGCGCATCCTTTTGGAGCTTATGTATAACCAACGCCTTCAAAATGATTTCGGGGAATTCTTTTTGCCGCACCAGCATCCCGGCATAAAAAAATTCACCGTGTATGTTCCCGGCCCCGAAAACAAAAAAATTGGAGTCCGTTCCGTTTCAATAGGCCAAGACCCTCGCGGCTTTGTCCACGGGCCGAACCGCCCGGATTATGTGCGGTGCGATGATATCCAAAGCCGGAAAAGAGCCAAGAGCCGAAAATTCGTAAAGGAAACTATTGAGTGGGTTACGCAGGATTTATTGCCCGCGCTCGCTGAAAATTATTCGGCGATTATTGTCGCCACTCCTCTCAATACGCAATGCGTTGCCAGTACCCTAGAAAAAGGAACTGACGACATAAAGCCGATTAAGACTTACAAGTTCCCGGCGGAGTCAAAAGGAAAGCCGACATGGAATGAAGAATTTCCGGCGGCACGGCTTGCAAGAATAAAAAGCACAATCGGATCGATGGCGTATAACCAAGAGTTTCTTCTTATTCCCATTGCGCTTGACGAGCGGATTTTTAAGGAAGAACACGTCAGAAGCTATGCGGAAGAGGAACTGATCGGAACCCGCTTCGCCTATGTGTTCTCGTGGACAGATCCATCGGTTAAAGCCGAGGAGAAACACTGCTACAAAGCTACCGTCTGCGCTGGGATAACCAATGAAGGCGCAATCTATATTCTTAAAGCCCGAATAAGGAAGGAATCTATTTCTCGAATGGTTGACGGAATGTACTTAATTTATGAAGCCCTCAACCCTTCGTGGATGTTTTATGAGGATAACGGAGGGCAAGCCCTGCTGTCGGAAATATTTGATGCCAAAGCGGAACGCGAAGGATACCACATTCCATATAAGGCAGAAACCAACAGCGTCAACAAAATTACCCGAATTGAAGGAACGCTTTCCGCGCCCATTGAGAACGGCGTTATTCGGTTTTTGAAAAAAGACAAGGATCAAAAAGAACTCATCGATCAGCTTCTGCAATTCCCGGACGGCGAATACGTTGACGGCCCGGATGCGCTTGAAGGCGTTGTGCGGAAACTGCTGGAGTACGCCCGGAAACGCCGCGCTGGGAAACCAAAATCAAGCCACGAAAGGGAAGCGGCGCGTGTGCTGGAGGGATATTGATGAGGGAGAAACTAATTGGAGGTAGAAAATGAATAAGGATCAGAATGTATTGCGTAATACTCTTGGCGTGTTGGGTTTTTTATTGCCTATACTGACATTATTTTTCAATATAGTTTTTGGCGGCGCATATAACCCGCCCGGCGTTTTAACATCCATAAGCGCAACTCATTACAGTAGCGGGTATTTATTATTTGAGGGCTTAGTTTTTGGCGTTGGGTTATTTTTAATCTGCTATCGCGGGTATGACGTAAAAGACCGGGTGTCAACAATTCTCGCGGGAAGCGGGGCTATTGCGCTGACGTTATTTCCGTGCGCTTTGGACGGCGCGGAAACAAGAAATTTTTTAATGCTCTCTCAAGGCGTAACCAACACAATTCATTTGGCAAGCGCAGGGTTATTTTTTGGCTCCCTGATTTTTTTAATAGGCCTCCAGTTTGTCAAAACTGGTGAAGGGAACACGATATCCCCTAAAAGCCGGAAGTGGCGCAGAAATATACTTTACAGGACTTGCGCTGTGATAATGTTTGCCGCCCTTGCAATCGGCTTTGGAGGCAAAGCCGCTTTTGGATGGCGGTACTCCGTAATTGCGGGTGAAGGGATTGGGCTTTGGGCTTTCAGCCTGTCATGGCTAACCAAAGGCGGCCTCGTTTTACCAGACGTGTAAAATTTGAGAGCAATGCGATGGCAATTAATATGCAGGGCAAAAAATATTCGTCAGTGCCGGAAACAATAAAACACATTCTCCAAGTCGGCGAATTTATAAATAAAATCGCAATGCTCTTAATCAGCAGAATTTACGAACATGACAAATCGAAGCTAGAGGAACCGGAACTGCGTTATTTTGACGCTCATTCGCAGAGGCTTGCCGGTTTGACGTATGGAAGCGATGAGTACAAACAATCTTTAAAGGAACTTGAACCGGCATTAAAGCACCATTATGCGGTCAACAGGCATCACCCGGAGCATTTTGAAAACGGCATCAGGGGAATGACTTTAATCGATATCGTTGAAATGTTCTGCGATTGGTATGCGTCAACAAAGCGGCATGAGGACGGCAATATCATGCGGTCAATCGAAATGTGCCAAAAACGATTTGACTATTCAGACGATCTGAAAGCCATTTTTGAAAATACCTATAACGAAATTTTTGCGGAGGGGCCGAATGTCCAAGCGAAACCATAATAAACAAAAATGGGCGCCCGATGCCCATATAGACAGCGAAAAGAAAAACCTCTCCGACACTCCCGATGTAAACATTTCCGGCGGCGATCACTTCGCCACACGGAGCCGGGCGAATGATTTTATCCGGCTGATGCGGAGCCTCCCCGATCCCGATCCTATCCTGAAAAAAATGGGCAGAAGCATTACGGCCCTGCAAGAGCTTTTAACCGACAGCCATCTTGAAAGCGTGTGGGGCGTTAGGTGCGCCGCCACTTCCGGCGCGGAGTGGTTTATGGCTCCCGGCGATGACAGTTCCGGCGCACAGGAAATAGCGGACGCATTCGCCGAGGAACTCAAGGACATGGACGTTCCGCGAATCATCGAAGAGATGATGGATGCTGTCGCCTACGGCTATTCGCCGCTTGAGGTTCTTTGGGTTGCGAACGAGGGACGCTGGGGAATATCAAATATCGTTGGGAAACCGCCGCAGTGGTTTGAGTTCAATCAGGAAAACAAGCTGGTATTAAAAACCGGAATCATCGGCGCGGAGGAACTGCCGGAGAACCGGTTCCTGCTAGTCCAGCACAGGCCAAGCTATGCGAACCCTTACGGCGTGAAAGTTTTTTCAAAATGCTTCTGGCCAGTCACGTTCAAAAAAAACGGTTTCCGCTGGTGGACTGTATTCGTTGAAAAATACGGCGGCGCGTTCATGTTCGGAAAATATCCGTCCAATGCCGGTGACAAGTTTAAGCAGGAACTGCTTGAGGCTCTGGAGCAGATGGTTGCCAATGCGGTTGCTATCGCGCCGGAAGGCTCGGAAATATCCATCCAATCCGCATCCGACAAAAAAGGCGGATCGGACGTGCATTCGGCATACATCCAAATGTCGAATAACGAAATTTCAAAAGCGGTGCTGGGGCAAACCCTTACAACTGAAATTGGAGCCAACGGAAGCTACGCCGCCGCCACAGCCCATAATTTAGTGCGCGAGGATATCGCCGCCTCAGACCGCCGCCGCATCAGCGCGGCTTTTAACCGGCTGGCGGCTGTATATGCTTTTTATAATTTCGGCGCGGATGCCGCGCCGCCCCTTTTCCAGTTTGTCAAAGACGAAGACCTCCAGACCGCCCGGGCAGACCGTGACGTAAAACTGCATCAAATCGGCTGGAAGCCAAAGAAAGAATATTTTATCAGGGAATACGGAATGCAGGATGATGAATTCGATCTTAAAGAAGAGGAATCCAGCGGCGATTCGTTCCCCGGCTTCGACCGCATTGTCCCTGACAAAAAGCATCCTGAAAACTGCCCATGCGGTTGCGGGAGCGTAAATAAAAAGCGTTCCCTTTTTCACAGGCTGGCCATGCTCTTCGCGTCCAAAGATGAGAAGGAGCTTGAGAAGGATGCCGATCTCATGGATCGCTTCGACACAGCCATCCTGAAAGCCGCGCAGGAAGAAACCAACCAGACAGTCGATTCTTTTGTTGACGCTATGGGAATGGCACAAAATTTTGATGACGCGATTGACGCTGTTATGTCAGCCTATGATCGCTCATCCCCCGCGAAGTGCGCGGCCCTTATTGACGAGGTTCGGTACGCCGCCAGCCAGATAGGAGCCAAGACCGGAGATAAAGGAGGGCGGCGCAATGTCTGACCGCATCCCCGATCCTGTCGAAGCGAAAAAATACCTCTCGCGGAAATCCATCGTGGAAACGGAAAACTGGGACGATCTCAAGCACGGCGAACACGCACACGCCTTCACGGTCGCGCATTCGCGGAATGCAGCGGTGCTGAACGATATTTTCGGATTGCTCAATAAAGCGATGGCCAACGGCGAAAGCTTCAACACGTTCAAAAAAGAAATGCACGGCCTCATGGAAGATAAAGGCTGGTATGGGCGGAGCGACAAGGGGCCGAACGATAAAGATTACATCAACTGGCGGATCGGCCTTATATATCACATCAATATGAAAACCGCTTACGAGGCCGGGCGGTATCGACAGCAAGTGCGCGGCGCGGAGATGCGGCCTATATGGGAATACATTTCCAAGCTCGTTGGCAAGAACCGGAGGGAAGATCACATCACCCTGCACGGCAAAGCCTTTCGCTTTGACGATCCGTTCTGGAACGAAAACAGGCCGCCTAACGGCTGGGGCTGTGAATGCTCCGTGGTTACGTTGAGCGAGTCAGGCGCGGAGAGGGAAGGCGTGGAGATACTGAAGTCTGACGCTGACGGAAACCCTCCTGCTCTCGTTGACCGAAACGGCAACGCCGTTGACTGGAATAAATTCGCGCCGCCGGAATGGAAATACAATCCGGGACAGGAATCTTTGGCTCCTAATTTTAACGGTTATTCAAACCTTGCAAATTACCGCATGGATGACGGAAGAACCGCTTTAGAACACGTTATCAAAAATTACCGTCAGGACATGGACAATACAAAAATGACCTCCGGCGAATTCGATGTGCTGATCCGCCGGATGGATAAAAAAGAATATTTCCCGCTGGGAATACTTTACCAAGTCGGAAACCTCGAAGCGTCAAAACATGAAGCGATGGTTCGTGCAGGGGTTATCGATTCCAAAATCATGGCGCAGGACACGGACTTGCATCATGGGACGGCGGTCAAAGTAAATACGCAAAGAATCCCAGAACGGCTTTTCGGCGACCTGTATCAGACCATACAAAAACCGGAACGGATATACGAGGAGGAACTCGATCCACAGCATAAAAACCAAGGGCGCGTGTTTCATTTCGTAAAAAGCACCAATGACGGAAAGGTGCTGAAAATAGTGCTAGGCCAGCGGCAAAAAACGCTGGCTTTGAAAATTAAAACGCTTGCTTGGGTAGAAGATGAGTATGGCAAACAGAAGTACACAGAAATACGGTGACCGCCCGGAGGGATTCGAACCCTCTGCCGTCCATGCCGGAAATATCCGACAAGGCTCTGCTGCCTGTATTCGAGTCCTAAGCGGTAACCATATCAAATATAGCTTCGCTTTGGAGCGGAGTCAAGGAGGATGTTTCAATTGAAAATAATTGACAATCTTTTGACGCTGGGAAAGCTCAACCGTCCGGGCGAAAAAATTATTGAATTAAGGGCTGTTGTATTGCATTGGCTGGCCGTGGCAAACCAGCTTCCGATTCATACGCGCTCTTGGTTTGAAAGCGGGGGAGCGCAGGGTTCCGCCCATTATATCATTGGCACGGACGGCACGGTACTGCGGGTTTTGCCGGAAGATGAAGTTGGCTACCACATCGGCTCAAGCCAGATCGATCCAAAATCCGGCAGGGTTTACACAGACAAAGCGCGAGCGTTATTCGCAAACACCGATGCTTTTTCCGGCAAGCGGATAAGGCCAAACGGGCCTTTTATCACGCCGAACTTTTACGCTATCGGCATAGAAATGAGCCATCTCAATTTGAACCCGGGCGATTTCTCGTATGCGACATTGGACTCTGCCGCCGAACTATGCGCTGACATTTTAATGCGGCATGGCAAGCCGGTAGACATAATCACAACGCACCACGAAATTGTGGGCTGGAAAGATTGCCCCCGCTTGTGGACAAACAATCCTGCATTATTTGAGGAATTTAAAGGGGTTGTCAGCCAGTTTATGGGGGCGGCATGAAAAGCGCACAGGAAGCCCCAGGGCGCGTCCAAATTGGAAATTGGTGTCAATTTACCATGTCCGGCTGGGGAAACGAATTTGAACGGTTTTTAAAGCCTTTTAAAGGGGGTGTTTCCGGCAATGCCGGAGGCAAATTTACAGGTTTAGAAGGGGGTGCAGAAATTGCCTGAACTATTCGTATTTAAGGCGGGTAAATACCCGCAGGGAGATTGGCCTGTCGAGAGGGTACAGCAGATGGTGGACGCTTACGATCCTGTGAACGGGATCGAGGCTCCGGCGGTGATCGGTCATCGGGCGTTCGCCTTGAGGGATTCCGATCAGTTCGCCCACGGCTGGGTAGCAAGCTTGAGGATGGACAAGGACGGAAGGGTTTTTGCGACCATCGATAATTTTTCGCTTGAGGCGCGTCACGCGATAGCGGAGGGAAAGCTCCGGTACATATCAGTGGAGCTATACGAGTTTGACAAGGTCAACAAAGGCGAGCCTCCGTACCTCAAAGCTATTGCCCTCTTGGGGCGGGACACCCCGGCGGTAACAGGGACAAAAATTCCCGCCATGTTCAGCTTAAAAAGTTTTTTGTCAGGCGGTGTTGTCAATACCGTTGATGAAGAAAATCACGTCTCGACATTCACCAGAAAAGTGAACGCCGAGGACGCACAAGCCTTGTCCTTTGAGGGCAAGGAAAAAACACAGGAGGAATCAGTAATGAAGACTGCTGAAGAATTGCAGGCGGAACTTGAAAAAAGCAACGCCCGAGTTGCGGAACTCGAAAAGAGCGCAGGGGAGCTTGCCGCTTTCAAAAAGGAAAACGAGGAGCTGAAGAGCGCAGGGAAAAAACAGGAAGCGGAAGCGTTTTTCGGAAAGCTCCGGGACGAGGGGAAACTGCCCCCGGCGCAGTTTGACAAAGCCGTAGCGTTAGACGCAAGGCTACCAGGTGAAGAGGAGCGGAAAGAATTCCGCGCCTTGTTCTCCGCGCTGGATGCAAAAGTGGATCTGTCCGGGAAGCACAAAGCGGACAAGAAAAACGCTCCGGCTCCGGCGGCTGGCACGTCCGATCTGACCGCGAAGATCAGGGCGTTCCAGAAAGAAAAAAATCTGGCGAGCTTCGCAGATGCCGCAAACGCCTTGTATGCGGAGAAGCCCGAACTTTTTGAAGAGGAGGGTTCCAATGATTAACAGAAGGCCCTATGTCGCCGAGTCGGCGATAAAGCCCGGAACGGCCGTTGTGCAGGGAAGCGCGGACAACCAAGTCAAAGCCCCTGCCAGCAACGGAGCCGGTGACTTCATCGGCGTGTACCCCTTTGAAGCCAACGAAACGAAAGCCGTCAACGAGGAGATCGGAATCGTCCTGCACGGCGTTGTCAAAGCGGTTGCCGGCGGAACGGTCGCCGCCGGAAAAAAAGCGATCCTGAAACCCGATGCTTCTGGATCGCTGGTGGTTCTGCCGTCAACGGCAGGAGCTTACAGCATTGTCGGAACGTTCCTCGAAGGCGGTTCCGCCGGTGAATATGTTGACGTGCTGATCGAGCGCGGCAATATCACGGTTTAAGGCCAAGGAGGTTTTTATGGCCAGAAAATACGGATACATTGATTTACTGCTTTCCAACCTCGCAGTGGATTATTCTCAAAGGGTCAGGGAAGGGCTGGTTGGGCCGATTCTTTTCCCCCGCATCTTGGTTCCCAAACCGTCCGGCAAGTATGCGAAGTTTGACAAGGAGACCGCCTTCAAAGTCCCCGACGTAACGATGGCGGGCGAGAGGGCACAAGCAAACGAATTTCACGCTTCCGCGAAGAAAGTAAGTTATGCGACAACCCCTTACGGCCTTAAGGCCTTTATCGACAATGCTGACCTCGAATTCATGGACGGCATATTTAAGCTTTGGGAAAAACGAAAAACCGAACTCTTGGTGAGCAAGCTGGAACTCGCGCAGGAGAAACGGATCGCCAATACGGTTCTCAACCTTTCAGGGCGTTCCGCCAGCCTCTCCGGTGCCGGTAATGCAAAGACCAACAAATGGGCGAACGGCCAAGGCGATCCCTTCCAAGCCATCAAAGATGCCATCGAAAGGCTGTTCTTCAGGCCCAATCTCCTGCTCTTCAACGAGGCTGTTTTTGACGTTCTTGAATACCACCCGGTACTCCTTACCAAACTCGGCGAAGCGAATTACATAAAAAAAGTTGACGAGACAACGCTCTCAAAACTTTTCAGGATCGACCGGGTGATCATCGCCAAGGGCCGCGCCGATTTCGGAAAGCGGAATCAGGAAGGAAGCGTTGATCCCCAAAGCATTTGGGGCAATGCGGTTATCCTCGCGCATACCAACGATCAGTGGGATCAGCCCTGCGCCGGAAAAACCTTCTGCCTCAAGTACCAAGAGGCTGACAGCGAAGGCTATGTGGTTCGGACATGGAACGAAGAGGACGGCGGCGTTCTCGGCGGCGAGTATGTTCAGGTAGCCCATGAGACCGAAGAAGTGGTGGTGTGCGAAGACCTCATTTACACCATTAAAGACGTGCTTTAAAAAATGCGTAAAATGAAGGCCTTTGTCATTTTGGGATTATTGTTTGGAATGGGCGGGTTTATAGTTTGCGAGCCTAATCGATTTTCAAGCCCGTCAATAGC